ACTGTAGACTCTTACCGTACTTTAGTTGACGGTTTTGTACAGTTCCTTTGGCAACCGTTGCTGACTCATAGGCTTTGAAAAGCTCACCTGAGAACAGCTTTAGATAGGTTGCGTACTTGGTATCATAAGCAGTACCTAGCGCCAACGGGGTTGACGAGGTATTGTTAATAGTACCAATACTGGAAACTAAAGTTGAAGCCATTTATCTAAGAGATTTGTATAATTAAACAGTCTCTCAATCGATTGAAATTAAAAATTGTGTGGTCTATCCCACCGTCTAGACGGCAAAGGGTATCCGCGTACGGGCCAATGCCAATGGGAAGGGGGTCCGACTCTGAGGTGCCCCCAACCCTAGTCCCTTTAGAACTTATATTTTACTCCGAGCTTAGTACCCCAGGCGTTATCATCTGTGGTATCTGAGTCAGCAGTGAGTACTGCTACTTCTCCGTAGAAATCTACTTTAGGAGTAGCGGCAATAGAACCACCTAGTTTACCAGAGAGTCTAAAGTCAGAGTCAGTACCGGTGTCACCGGTTACGACTGCTGGACCGCCTTGTATGTAGTACGAAGCTGTTTCGGAACCACCTTCATATCCAACATGAACGTCGGTGGTAGTGCCGGTGTAATTGGATCCGGTGAGAGCCGAGTTGGCTTCCACGTTCAAATATACTCCAGCAGATGCAGGAGTCGCCAGGGCTGTTGAAGCCAGTACGGCTAGTGCAATAGTTTTCATTGTTAAAAGTTACTTTGTTTTGGTATAAGGGATACCGCGATACTTTAGTTGGACTTTCATTAGTCTTCTCCATAGTAACAACCCCCCGTTCCATGAGTTGTTTTCATGCAAAGCACGTTAATGCCCCGAACGGACGCGGACCCTGTTGGCTTCTACTGCTTCGACAAGCGAGCCGCCACTGTATATTAAGTTGCTACTGTTTCAGCACCACAGTCAGAACCATCAGTTGTTGTACCAACCATTGCTTTACACTGTGCTAGTTGCGCTGCTGCAGTTGCGTTGTCATTGTAAGGAATGAACCAACGATCACCTGTAGTATTAACTACATAGTGTACTTGGAAGTCATTAGCCCGTGACGCAGGCTTTGGATTGTAAATGATACTCATTTCTTTTTTGTTCCTTTTTTAGGGGGTCTCCCGACTTGAGACCCATAAGTTCCTTTTCCTTTTGGCATTAGAATTGTAAGTTAGATCGTTCTAGTTTATCGTAAATGTCCTGACGATAAGCAGGGTCTTTCTCATATCTACTATCACTCATAGCTTTCACTACTTCGGCTTGGCTACGGAACAAGGCGCCTTCAGATTTAGCTGCTTTACCTGTAAGCATTTCTCCATCAACTCCTTTGGCATCAGTATATCTATAAGCTAAGGCTTGTACTGCAAAATAAGCAGCAAGAGGGTTACCTTGATCCATGACATTGTCATACATCTTCACCTCGTTTTCAGTAAGATTCTGGCCAGCCCACTGCATCATATCATTATAACCTTTCTCACCACCAACAACTCCTTTCAGTTGTCCGACGTGTGCTTCAGATAAGCCTTCTGATTCAGGAGTGTCAACTCGTTCTGATCTATCCTTAAGATACATCTGTGCGATTTCTCTGGAGTCCATACCAGCGAGTTGCTTAAGAGTTTCTTCTTTATATTCACCTCCTTTAGCTTCTTCCCAAAGAGTATTTAAGAAAGTAGTGTCAACTTTATCTTCCTTTTCTTCTTCCTTTTCTTCTTTAGCTTCAGGTTTCTCTTCAGGTTCAGCAGTCTCTTCGTTAGGTGCACCAAGTTTCTTTTGTAACTCAATGTAACCTTGCTCTAAGTCTTCTGCATCTTTAAATTTACCAGCTAATAATTGATTCTGTTGTTCAGCTAATTGTTCTCCAACGGCTAGAGCTTCTTGCTCTTCTGCATTTAGTTCACCTTCAGCCTGTTCATTAGGGTTGTACGTTAGTGTTGCCATTAATAGTTTCTACTTGTAAATTTCCAAGACCAACTGTTTTAACCACCTTAGTACCAGGTGCTTTAATAGTTGGTGTTCCAACCTTCATCCGAGGTGCATACTTTATCTTAGTGACCTCTTCTTTTTCTTCAAAGAGTTCCTTATCGTCTGCACTCAGGGGTGGTTGAACTTTCTTTGTACGTTTAGCCCGTTGGGGGCGCGCCGCCTTCAATTTGTCCACCGAGTTCCTCCGCTAGTTGTGGGTTTTTACTTGGGTCATTCATTGGATCACCTGTGGCAATCTTAGCTTGTTCTAGACCCATCTGTTGTTGTTGCATTGCTTGGTCTTGACCTTGAACTTCTTGCATAGAATTGACAAGGTTCAGTACATCAATACCTTGAGCAGCTGCTAGACGTTTGATAACCTCTTCAGGATTAATGAACTTCTGTGTTGCCTCTGGTCCCATCGTTTGAGAGATGGTAGTAAGGAACATACCTAGTGCTTCACGATCCTGTCCTCTACCTAGAGCATTAACACCTGCTACAATAGTAGGTTTAACTATCTCTTTAGGTAACTTAGGTATCTGTCCAGTCTTCTGGAATACAGACAACTTTCTATTTAAATATGGTACTAAGAACTCAACTGTAAGTAGACTAAACAGTCCACCAAGCTGTGCTTCTAGTTCCATCTGTGTCATGCGTACTTCTTCTGCTGTGGTACGCTCACTCTGTCTGACGCTTAGAATTAAGAAGGCTTCTGAAAGTCTCTTCTCTAACTGTTGCATCATGTTATATGCAGTTGCGAAGTCTGCAGTCTTACCGACTTGCACAACTCCTATATCATCTGGTCGTCCTTGGACGATTGCTCCGTTGCCTGCTTGGGCTAGAGTCTGTGGTTTAGTGGTTGAACTAGGCGACACAACGAACACAACCTTAGCTGCTGCTGCTGATCCTTCTACGAGTGCCTGAGACAATGCCTCAAGACTCTTCAAGTCACCACAAAATTCTTCTACTCTTCCCCTTCCATAGGCTTCACCATCTACTGTATTAAAACGTAGATGAATCCAGGGGTTAGTATCTAATGGTGCCTTACCTTGTGAAGCTGGTATAATTTTATCAAAGACTTCTTGATGCCACACGAAACGATTGTTATCTCGTTTGATATGTGTATAGACATCACAATCTTCTCTATCATTATCCGGATCTATACCTTGCATCTCTAGAGAATACTCAGGTATTACATCCGCCAACAATTTTTTAGCAATTTTTTCTTTGGTTACGATTTCAATTACATTACCGTTGCCATCTCTATCTATTACAAAACGGTTTAGCGGGTATAACTTAAGTCCATTCTTACCCATAAAGATTAGAGCATTACCTGCTACAACCAAGTGCTTAAGCGCCTGGTGTATAGAAACTCTATCATCTGAGGCTGCGATAGCCTCCATGATTGTTCGCTCAATCTTAGCAAAAGATAAATCTAATTCGGACTTCACTTCAGGTGGGATCTCCTCACCAACTTGTGATTCATCCATCTGAAGTTTGAAGAAGCTAGTGTTCACTGGCATCAGAGCCAGCATGAGTTTTGATGCTAAGGTTACTACACCTTTAGCTCCGACGGATTGCCAAGGAGTTTTTAAATCCCTGACTCCACCTCTGAACTGTTCTTCATCTCGAATTAAATATGGAAGTGTAAGTCTAGCCGCTGTATCTGCTTGTGATAAATACTCTGAACGGTATCCTACTAAAGCGTCATACCTTTTTCTGGCTGTCATTATACGTTAAGTGTTTTAATTTTTAGTCCTTTGTTCGGCCTAGCTAATGCAGCTGTGCCTGCGAGACCGGAGCCTCTGAATGGTGTACCTTGTGCAGCTTGTATACCCATTGCACTTGGGTTTCGTACAGCAGTACTACCTGTGTACTTAATCTTCAGTGCATCCTTAGCAGCTTGTGCTACGTCAGCCTGGAGTGTACCATAGTCGGAAGTAAGTGCATCATACTTACCACTAAGAGCACCATACTGACCTGATAGGTTTCCATATGCACTATTTAATGTATCATATTTACCGCCCATATCAGATATCGCATTCTGAGCGTTAGTTAAATCAACGTCTCGTCGGATACCTGTAACCATATCTTGATATGCAAGAGAACCTTCTGGATTAATTCTACCTTCCATATGGTTAAGAATGTCAGAAGAATCGAGATTTTGCTGCCGCATAAAATTCACATCAGCTTGACCTACATACGCTGACTGTCCTTCCGATGTATCGCTTACCCCCCACCTAGATGTTGGACCTGTACTTGCTAAGTCAGATGCTAAACTACCAGCCACACTAGCATCTTGATTTTGTGATGAAGTTCTAGCTCTACCTAAGTCTGATCCTAAGGCACCTTGAATATCCGATATACTGTGACCGGCTGCTAAAGCAGCACTGACTGCTTTGTGTCCTATCTTTGGTTGTCCTGCTGCATTTGCCGGCCCACCACCTGGGTTCGCGTCAAATATTTCCCAAATATTTCGTGGCATTTTAGTTTCCTCCTGCTGTGAATTTAGCTGTTGGAGCAGACTTAGCTTCTCCAAAATGTTTAATACTATC